AAATTCATTATATTATTTCTGAAAACTATGTTGTTTTTCTCTCTTGAATTAGACATATCTTATATTCTGTCTGATTCGCACCAGCTTTGAAAAGCCTGTAAAATAAATGAATAGCAGGCAACTAATAAAACTAATTAGCGTTTTACTCGTTGTGTCTAATTGATAACTATAAATCAAAATTAGACATGGCTTTATCTCGTTGATCTTGTCTAATCCCAATGTACCTCAGCGTAATTGCAGGAGATGAATGATTAAATAGATCCATGAGCATTGCCACGTCTTTAGTCTTTTTGTAGTAATGATAGCCAAATGTTTTTCTCATCGAGTGGGTGCCAATGTTTTCAATCCCGCACTCGATAGCTGCGGTCTTCAATATCCAATCGACTGTCCGCCTGTCAAGTGGTTTGTTTTTCCCGATGCGGCTTTGAAACAGATAATGATGCAGTGGCATATCCTTTGTGTACTCTCTGATTTCTTTTTTCAGATTTTTTGTCATCTTTAGCTGTTTCCTTTTTCCAGTCTTCTGCTCTTTTATTTTGATATACCAACCTTGCACATCCTTTACTCGTATTCGAAGAATGTCGCCCACTCGTAATCCGGAATTGATGCCAAATAAAAAGAGCAAGTAGTTCCGCTCATTCCATTCTCGTAGATATTCCTTCATAGCTTGGATATCATCCTTATCCCTGATTGGGTCCACAATGTTCATCGACTCACCTCCTTCCAAGGTAAAATAAAAAGCCAGCATTGCTGACTTACACTTATTGAGAATACCGGATTCGAACCTGTGTCCCTGGATTAAAAATCCAGTGCTCTTGTCCAAATTAAGCTAATCCTCAACCAATTTTCTATAAGGAGACCTCTTTTCGGTTTTACCCGATGATATAATTTTACCACCTTATTTTTAAATTTTTTCCACACTTTCGACTGTATTTTTAACTTTTTTCCAAATTAATATTAATCTTAGTGTTCACAGATAGTTCATAGATTTTCTTTTCTAGTCCGCTAAAGAATGGCTCAATCACTTCCTTGTAGGCAAGAGATTTACTGCAATGTAAGTATTTGATTGATGCTCCCTCCACAGTTAGAGTTCCATCAATGTATACTTCTTTGATTGCAGCCCATTGTTTTTCGGGTGTTAGAATTTTAATAGTACTGATTGCCTCGCGAAGCAATTCGAGACGATGTAGTTCTGGATCCGATTCTTTTTTGATAATATCGGCCAGGGCTTTCGGCGTCATTACCTTATTACTTTTGATCCCTGTATTTGGATCGGTTGGTTTCCAAGGCACTTCGATTTCTTCGATTCGTTGCTTGATTTCTTTTTCGAATGGATACTGCTTCAATGCTAGAATTAAATATCCATATCTGCTTCTTAAATTCATTCATTTGCCTCTTTGACGTAGACTTCCACAATTCCTTGTAAACCTAAGCTCTCACGGTAAGCAAGTGCGTCATGTCTGTTTTCAAATTCTTTCTCAATATATTTTGCTGAATGTTTAGGATCGCTCCAACTTGAGCGTCCATGGTATTTCCTAACAACATATACCCTCATTTATTGTCCTCCACATCGATGATATGATCAATAATACGCTTTAAATCTCTTATATTGTCAAATGGCAGCACTGCATCGTGCAGATCTTCAAAGTATGAATCTGTTTCAAAAAACTCTTCCCCAAGTATAGCTATCTCTAGCTTGCCATTTATTTGGGCAATAGATAGAATTCTATTCGCTCGCATTGGTATATGTACATTATCCAAACTCATCATTTCTCCTTTCTGTTTTTAAAAGCGATCACACTAGCCCAGATCAGACCAGAGAGCCAGACTAGTGCGAATAGTAAATATATAAAGTTTTGTAGATCCATTAGTTTTCCTCTTCATTACATACCACGAAAGAAATTAACTCTTTCGGATTAGTATATGACCCCTTAACACGCATTAGATGCTCGTTATTGAATTGACTAACCAATCTAGTCACATCTCTTTCGTTACACCCTAGTGCTTCAAATTTATGACCTTCTTTTAGATAAAATATAATCTTCATTGTTTCGTTTCCCCCGTCATTCTATTTCTTTCAACTCTTAATTTAAAACTAGTATCATCACCGAAACATACTAGAGTTGTTTCTTCTTCCCACTGACCTTTTGTGTATGGGTATCTGTTTGGTCGTGTCATATTACCACCTCATATATAAATATTTCGTATCAATATCCTGTTCTAAAATACAATCTTTCAACGACTTCAAAGCTTCCAATGCTCCGCTGACTGTCCCCCATTTGTTTTCAGGTTCATACTGAGTATACTTCTCTGGATACCATTCTAACTCAGATATACCACGGGAGATATTATCTAAAATGTCAGCAACATTGTATGTTGTGTTTTGGTTAAAATCCCAATTCATGGCAACTCTGAACATTCTTCCAAGATTGTAGGTTGGAGAACTATATTTGGGTTCGGCAATGCAAATATAATCTCCATTTTCTATTTTTGCTAATATTTCCAAATCATAACTCATTCTGTTACCTCCAGCAATTCATGATTTTCGTAAATGTTGCCGATAACTTCAAAGTGATAATAAGAGAGATATAGTGGTTGCCATTCTGTTGTTCTATTTTGCAATTCATCTACAAACTCGTAAATAAAACTAGCATAAGATCCGTGCCATTTAACAATGACATTTCTACCTTTATAATCAAGGATATCTTTTTCAAAGATTTCCTTGCCGTTCTTATCTTTGAGTCCTGTGGATTGCATGAGTTCGATTTCGTCAAGATTCACTAACCCACCATATATATTCCCATCATATATATTTCTACGAAAAGATAGACGAGCTATTTCTCCTGATTTTTTGTAACGAATACGAGCTATCCACCCCATTTCTTCCCATGTTTTATGCCACGCTCTAAATCGTAATAAATTTACCATGTTTCCTCACTTTTTCTTTTGCATGCAACCTTGAGTGTTCTGAGAATGACATCAATTCAATATTCTCAGGTCTATTGTCTAATTTGTTTTCATTTACATGATGTGCAACTTCATCACTTTTTAAAAACCTACCTAATTTCTTTTCCAATACCAATCTGTGCTTTCCAATATACCCTGATTTCATAGCATTAGGGTGTTCAGGCTTGTAAATGTATTCATACCCACTAATAATGATACTTTCTTTATAAGAAACCCTCCTAATACCTAATTGAGAACAAGATTGACTACAAGCTGTCAATCTGTTGCCTTCCCCTGTAGGTCTAATGACATGAGAACCACAACGGGGACACTCAAATAATGAACAATACTCCAAGTTTTTCCTATTGTTTATCCTCATTCTCCCTAATCTCTTAATTGGAATCATCTTGCACCTCCTCGAAATTTTTAAAAGTAAATCCAACTCCATACATCAACAAGTAACTTTGAAATCTTACAAAATCTTCAATCAATTCCGCTTCTTGCATATCGTATTCAGCAATTTCATTTAAAAAATATTCTATGTCGTCGTGTTGCACACTACCATAATCTGTTCTTGTGTGATTCATTTCAAATTCGTAACCATCTACATCTATTATGTAATGAATTCCATCTGTTGAATTTTCGTATTTATAATCTTTAATAATCATTCTTCCACCTCCTCAATTTCGATCCCCTCACAATCGAACACCCAGCCAAAACCGGCCTCTTCGAGCTGTTTTTTTGTGTGTTCTGTACGAAATTTTTTATCTAGCTTTATTGACGATAACACCCAAGCGTGTTGAAATTTGATAAAGTTTAAGTAATTAAAATCACCACTTTCCATCCCTTTAAATCTTACATAATACCGCTTTTCTTTCTCGACTGTGTAGCCGTCAAGCCAAGCACGGGCAAATGTTTCTTGGTTATCTACAATCCATCTTCCGTATTTTTCTTCCAGATTAGCTTGTAAAAACATTTGAGACAGTTTCCAGCCTTCATCTTTTCTCTGTTCAATCCAATCCGCCACAAACTGCGGTACAACTGGCTTCTGCGGTTCGTCTAGTTGTTCGATCTTTTTGACAATCTTATTTACATCAATTCCGTTTATAAACTTGTTTAAATCACCTTTCAAAGACTCACAATGCTCAATCAATTCTTGTTTATTCATTTCATTTTCTCCTTTTTAAAATCAAGGGGGAATAATCCCCCTCACATTAGTTTTCCTTTTTCTTCAAAGCAAATGCTAGTGTTGCTACTGAAATACCAAGTGCAACAAGTGACAATCCAAGATCTGATCCAGTAGCAGGCAAGACTGCTGGTGCGCTGTACGCTTCAACTGGTTCGTCTTGCTTGGTTTCACCCTGGTTCACAACTTCCACTGTTTCCTTTTTAGTTTCAGTTTTAGGTGCAGGAGTGTTTGGTTTGTCTTGTTTTGGTTCTGGTTTTGGTTGAGGTTGATCTGCTTTTGGTTCTGGGGTTGGCTTCACTGGTTCGTCTGGAATTTCAAGCTCTGGCAATTCAAGCATAGGAGCTTCATTCGGTACCACTCTGCCAAACCATTCTGGTTTGTCGATCTGCGGTGCATCAAATGGCACCGTGCCACCGTGCCACTCTGGCTTTTCCAAAATCGGAGAGTCATTCGGTACAGTTCCAATAGGTTCTGTGTATTCCGGCTTTTCTCGCACCTCTGGAATGCCAGGGATTCCCCCTTCAAATTCAGGAATTTCAACTTTTGGAGATTCTTTCGGGATCTCGAATGTTGTCTCTGGCTTATTCTCACCGCTTGCATCGCCTTTACCACCGACTAGATGAGCCGAACTCTTTGAAGTAGCCCCGTCATTTTCTGCCTTTAACTCAACCTTATTGATTGGGTTAGTTGAATCTTTAACCGCATTTGTCAGCTTGGTCTTATACCAGATATAGACCATGCGATCCAAGCGGTCCATTGTGATTTCAAAGCCATGTTCAGACTTAGACATTGATTTAATCAAGTCCATTGCGCTTCCCCTATCAACCCACGGATCAATGCTGTCCACATAGTTCATGACGAAGTAGTCATCAACCAATTTCTGATTGTCGCTCATTTCGTCAATCAATTTAACGTAGTTCAATGTCTTACGTGCATAATTCAAGCGAATCGTCCAGTTAATTGTCGTAGGGTCTTCCTTGTCTTGACTGCCCCATTTCGAGATTAATTCATCTTTACCGATCTCTTGCTCTTTGCCGATTGTCGCAGATACCACTGTACCGTTGAAATTGACTGTGACAGGCTTGCCACTTTCAACCTTATCGGTCCATTTGGCATCTAATTTTAATGACATTTGCTTGTTTAGTGGATGGTTAGCAAAATAGTCATTAAAGACTGTAGTCACCGTTTGACTTGCTGGATCAGTCGAAGCCTTACCGACCACGTTGTTGTCTGGATTGGTTACATCAAATTCGTAAGCCGTCTGGAACGTGATTTCTTCTGGTAAGTTAAATGTGACTTTGTCGCCTTGATTGATTTGCATATCGTCTGGAAAATGCACGTTTTTATACTCTACGGTAAAACCTTGGTACTTCCCTGTACCTTTGCTTTGGTCAATCACGACTTCTGGGTTCTCTACTCGGATAATGTCCCCATCTTTTGCAAAACTTGTTGCATTGCTTCCTCGGCTTGGATCTTCTTCGTCAACTGCTCGATCTCCTTCGATGTTTCCAGGATTTCCTTCGTGTTCTCCCTGCGCACTTGAAACAGTCGCTTCTGTTGCGCTTGTGCTGTTTCCAGTTTCCGCTGTAAGTCCGATGCTATCTTTTGTGAGATCGCCATTAAATTCATCTGCTTTCACTCCTCCTGCTGTCGCTACCGTTGCCAATACTGCTGCTGTCGTTAAAATAATCTTTTTGTTCATTGTTTTTCTCCTTTTGTTTTTAGAACGGCAAATCACTTTCATCAATATCCATCGGATTTGCATAGTTAGGTGGCATCTGTTCGGTCATGCTGTTCTGGTTGGCAGTGTTGTCACGCTTTTCCAAAACTTGAAAGTTCTCTGCAACAACTTCAGTCACATATACACGTTTTCCGTCATTTCCTTCATAGCTTCGAGTCTGAATTCTTCCCGTAATTCCAACCAGCATTCCTTTTTTAGTCCAATTACAAAATCTTTCTGCTTGCTCTCTCCACATCACGCAGTTGATGAAGTCTGCATCATATTCGCCATTTGCATTTTTAAAATTTCGATTGCATGCAATATTGAATTGAGCTGTTGCGATATTGCTTGGTGTGTATCGTAGTTCTGCATCTCTGGTTAATCGACCAATAAGAGTCACATTGTTGATCATTATTATCCTCCAACATTATTTATTTCTGCGGCTTCCTTAACTGCTTCTGCTTTTTTTCGTTCCTGCGCTTGGTATTCCCGATTTAATTTGTTTAGGATTACCTCTTGTGCAGTGTTTTGTTCCGCCAATCTTTGAATACTCAATTCGTGTTCCTGGACAGTCCACTGCATATCCTTGATTGTTTTTTCTTGTTCAACCAATCTGGAGTTGAGATTGATGGTAATTACCAATGTAACTCCTGCCAGCAATACCAAGTTGATGATTAGCCAGTCGATTTTACGTTTCATCTTCGATTACCCTTTCTAATTTTAGATGTCCTGCATTTCGTCCTTGTTCGTTTAAGTGGATGTAATATTTGAGTAATGCGCTATCTTTTCCAGTAATTCTGCTCAATTCTTTTAAAGTCCCTGTACAGATATACTTATCACGATCATATAACTTATAATCAGCAAGTTCTTCCGGATCACCCATCAAAGTTCTTTCCTCAATACCGAAATACTCGCACAATTCTTGGACGTGATTTGGACTGATATCGTCTTTTGTGATCCATTCTTGTATCGTCTGTTCACCACGATAAAGATTTTTAGAGAGTTCTTTGCGAGTTAGACCTTTTCCCAGAATCAACAATTGTAATTGCTGACGAAAGTGATCCATTTGATTTTTCGTATAATGTCTCATAACTATCACTCCTGCTTAACAATCGCTGTCTTTTTCAAGATCCTTACGCTTCAAATCTGCGATGAGCCAATCTAAATACTTCTTTGCTTTATTTAGATCTTCCAATCCGTTTTTCTTCTGATAGCGGCAAAGATACTTGATGACATTTCCCCAGTAAAATCCCCGGACTTCTTTTGGTCCTCCAGCAAAATTGCGAATAATGTCAATTGATTCCAGACCATATTGCCCACAGTAGTGATTAGGTTTATTTACTTTGTCAAAACCATTATTTAAAATTTCTTCTGTCATTTTAGTCGCTCCTCCTTAATCCAAACACCATCAA